GTCATGGTCTTCTTCCTTAACCACCATATCCACGCCAAAGGTATAGTTATCCAGCTCGGGGGGTACGGCATCAATCTCGCCCTTGGAGAGCATAATCTCGGCGATATCACGGTCCGTCGTAATGAACTCCTTAAGTGCCTCCTCCCTGGTTACCAGCCTGGTCAGCAGCTTTCAGTAATTGATTGCCAAAATCTTTGGTTGTTACAGTACCCTTCGTCAATCCCCCGATGAAGTCCTTGTTAAAAGTGGTACTGAATTTCTGTACAGACCCTTGAGTCTCTTTAATGCCTTTATCAAACCCGGACTTTTCAAGTCCGAGCTTCACATAAATTTCAGCAAAGTTACTCGCCATTATTTACCCCGCGCCTTTTGTCGTCCCATCATTATCATCACGTATTCGTGCCACTCAGCAAGCGGCAGCGAGTCGATGTAATCAAGAGTCCATCCGAACTTCTCGGCTAACTCCCATCTGTTCAGCCTCCAGGGTCTAGCGTGTCCCTTGCTCATCGCAAGGCTGACACGCTCTACGAGTTTGGGTCTGATAATGGTCGGCTTGCTTTTTCTGCCACCTTGTTGCCCAACATACGGAAATCAGGATAAGGCAGGTCAGCGACTTCCTTCGCAGTCAAGCCGCTGACTTTTGCCAAGAGCTTATACTCATCCTCTTCCTTCTGTTCAGGATTCAACAAGGCGCGCCACTCTTTGATCGTTATCTGATAAAGATCGATAGTGACCTTACGCCCATCCGATAGTACGAGATCGGACATCTCTATTCACCTTTCCGCTTATGGAAGCGTTGCGTTTTCGTTTACCACGACTGCCTGGAACTTGAACGAATCAGTCTCGCTGTAGCGTACCCGAAGCGTCGCAGTAACAACATCATTACCATCCTGGTCCTCAAGTGCAGACCAATCTTCATACACCCCAGCCATATCGAGAATCAGCGTCTTGTACGTATAAGTCGCCCCGGCTGTGGTCAATGCAGACCCTTCAAACTTCAAGCGCACCAGGCGCACATCGCCATCCCGATATTTCGCCTTCTCACTGACCGCGCTGGCGTTATGCTCATACGTGGCAGTCAGGACAATATCATCGGTTGTGAACTTGGTCAGCGAGAAGTCAAGCGACCCATCAACTGCCCAGTATTCCTGCAAGCCGGTGGTGTAATCGAAATCAATACCGAACAGCGTATTGCTGACGGTGGTCGTTCCGATTGTGCCGCCCGCATTATCGATGTATAGCGTGGCTTTGTTTACGATGATTTCTTCGACTGATGGGATGCTCAATGAACCCGTAAAAGAAGCATTGGTCGTAACTCGCCCGGTCCAGTCAGCAGACATCATCAATGCGCTCTGACCGTCACCGCTGAGGTTGAAGCGTTTCACGAACGCATAATCAAACTCTTCTGCTTGCTGGTCGTCACCGCCCTCGATGGTATAGGTCGTGGTGGTGTTCTGTGCGGTGGTCGGTGCATCATAAGTGTAGATGTATCCTGAACCGCCGGTATCAGCCGACCCGGTTGTGAGTGCTTCAACGCCCGCCGTGAAGATGTATGGAATCTGTTCAAAGGTTGCCTCCACTGAAGGCATCGCCAGTTCGGACCAGTACCGCGCAATGTATGAACGGTCAGTACCACCCAGGATGCCGACATCTTCTTCGGGGAAGATAACCTCGCGGTTATCCTTGATAACGCCCTGCCCGCGCCATATAGTGGTCGCAGCAACCGGCGTTCCAGCAGCAACAACCTCTTTGCCTAGTTGAAGCTTTCGTAAGGCTCTTGATCCTGCCATTTTTCACCTTCCTCTTGTTCTTCCTTTTCTACAATAATTTTCTTTTCAGGTTTAGCGAATAAACCTGTACCAACCAGGAACTTAACCCCGCCGTATTTCTTGACTTCATCATCATCAAGGTCACGTGCCGGTATGCCTGGGATGAAACCTTTTCCGATATATTTCAGCATGTTTACTCCTTTTTCGGGCGGGGGATGGGGAGGAGTGTGCAACCGATAAGGCATCCCCCGCCCTTGTCTATCCGGTATCTCCCCCTTCCCCCAGGTTCGACACCGGCGCAAAAAGTTACGTGACCGCCGTCTGGACCTTGACCCCTGTGATGGTGTAGGTCACTCCAAGCGTATCCACTCCAGCCCACGACAACGGCCCGAAGGTGTATTCCGTGATACCGAATGTATCCATGTTGGATAACAGACCGTCGATGTGTTTCTGCATCAGCTTGTTCGGTATCTGGTCGATCAGGTTCATCACCTGGCGGTAATCCCTCGGAAGGTCTTTTCTTGCAACGTGCAGCTCGACATTCACGCTGTGCAGGCCTTTCATCAATCCCCTGGTTGGCATCTCATAAGTGCCGGTCAGGGGATACACGACCGCGAAGGGGAATTGGTCGTTGTTCTCCGGCGGCTCATCGGGAACACGCCGGATGTCGGTCAGCTCCTGCAACGCATCTACTATGTCATTGACCGCATCTTTGAGTGCCATCAATACCTCATTATGTAAGGACCAAGTAACTCCATGATGTCAGGATCAGATTTCATCTTCTCGACAGTCAGGGTTAAATTGCCCATTGCAGCAGCACCACTCACGCCATAGGGTGAGTTCCTGCGCGCCATAAGGCGATGCGATGCCAGCAAGCACGCTTCTTCGATTGGCCCTGGTGCGCTTGACCAACCGAACTTACCGCTGATCTCAACGCCCTTCCTGACACCAACCGGGAAACTGTAATCGCCATTCGGCGTAACTTCCAGCCACCTGTAAGGCTCGCCATCCAGCGTAGCGTTATAAGGCAGCAGGTCATAGTCATTCGTTGTCCAGATGCTTTCATAAGTTCTGTCGTTATCGTTATCCGTTTTCAGCGTGTTCACCGAGATGATGCGCTCAGGCAATCTCAGCCAATCTGAAAATTCAGCGGTAAAGTACCTGGATTCATTCGCGGCAGATGTGAAGAACCGCTGCCAGCAAATGTTATCGATTGACCTGGACACCGCTTCAATGACTGATTCGATGGCGTTATCGTCCTTCGTATCGCCAGCACCCTCATCAAAGAAACGCAGCTTATAACCGTTCAAGGTTGCATAGCCGTTTGTTATTGCCATATCTGAAACTCTCTATTTGTATCTATTGGCTCAGCCAGGATTGTGCGATGCTTCGGCATTTCATAACGGTTGTATTGATCAACCAACCATCGCCAATTCTCAGGCCAACCGGGAAGAGGCCAGAACTTATCTACCAGCCATTGAAAGTCGTGTACCCGTTCAGGCCATTGGTTGTACCACCAATAGTGAAAGCACCAATTATTTGCAGCATGGAACTCTTCATCGGTTACCCGTCCCGCGATTTCCGGTTCAGTTCTCCAGTGGCTCATAGGCTTCGACCAATGGGCGTACCATGTTTTTTTATTCCGCATGATTTTCCCTTCCCACGGTCCGAGCTGTGTCTTAAGCCCGATCTCCTGCGGTTCTTCTCCGAACGTGCCGTAGCCGTGTTCAGGATTCATGCCGCCGATTCTGTGCCAGTGTTCCCGGTGCATAAACCATGCGCTTCCCTGGTAGCTCATATCTTCGTGAATCATCTCATCTTCATGCTTTGCGGCATACTCAGGCCAGGGTCTTGCCGTCAGGCGTGGATTGTAAACTCGTAAGAACGGGTAAAGATAATACATCGCATCAACGTGAGGCATATCTTTTATCTTCCATGTCGGCGCATCAAACCAGTATCGTCTTGGTATTACAATCCAGTTATCTTCACAATCAGCCTTCAGTATCTTGTCCCAGCCCTCTCCGACGGTACAATGGGCATCAATCTTGAAGATGTATTTGCCCTTCGCCACATCGACCAACGCATTCAAGCACGGGCGCAATCCATGCACCTTCTTATTGTGATAAATCCGAAGCCGCTTATCTTTGGGTAACTTGTAATCAGGTATTACACCATCCAGTACAAGTATCACCTCGATGTCGCCTTCAGCGTTGTTCATCACATCCCTCAACGTTTCCCGGATGTAAGGCTCAACTCTTGCCGGAATGATTACGCTGACCTTGCCCCTGCTCACGGCTTCACCCAGAAGAACGACCCGGCTCGTTTGAGAGTGGATTTATCCACCACGAACCAGGGCTTGATGTTGAACGCTTCTGTATAAGCGTGGACAACTTCCTTCACCTGGACCATGCCATCCTTGCGCGGTGTTTTCAGGTAATCATGCCCGGACACAATCCCGCCCGATCTCACTTTCTTTGACCAGTAGAATAAGTCCTCAGCAACATAGGGGAACTCGTGGTTGGCATCGATATAAACGAAATCAAGCGACCCATCTTTGAACTGTTTCACCGCATCCATGCTCAAGGCATATATCAGCTCGACGTTCTTGTATGGCTCTAATCGTTTCATCGCATGTGACAGGTATTCATCGAGCTGGTTCTGGTCTGTATAATCATTCAGCCCGTCATAAGTCGCCCAGGCATCAACACAGTACAGCTTCAGGTTCGGATTATTGACACTGATCGTGATGGCATAACTGCCCCGCGCCGTGCCAATCTCTGCACCTGTTCGGTATCCCAACTCAGAGAATAACTTCGCCAGTGTTACCCTGTCTGTTCCAGGAAGATGAACCGGCATTTCCTGGTTTACATCAACATCCCATTTGTCGATGATGTATTCCAGCGATTTGTTCACGACTTATTCCCTAACGCCTGGGCAACAGCTCTATTTCCACCAGCAGCAGTAACACGGGCATCGTACTCGTTCATATATGCCATGTTCTCCCTGAATATTCCCAGGTGCTTACCGGTATCAAACGCCAGTTCTGTCTTCTTATCCATAAAGATTCGCAACTGCTGTAATGCCTCCAGGCTGCCGTGTGTTTTCCATACGTTCCAGACATACTCGCATTTACCTGCTTCATGGTTCATCAACTTTTCAGTAGCTTCACCGTCAAGCTGCGCCTGTGCGCTAACGCGCTCAAACTCCTGGCGGCTGATATGGTCTGTCCGTTCCGCATATCGTTTAGCCTCTGACATTGCCCCGAATGATTCACCCGTGGCAATCGCCATACTCTCCAATTCAAGCGATATTTTGCCAACTTTATCGAACCGGGATTCCAGCATCGCCCTGGCAAGCTTTTCTTTCCACTTATCCAGGCCTTTGTTTTTCATCTTGTAAACTTTCTCATGGTCGTTGAACATTCTCAAGAAGTGGTCCTGGTCTAATTGAAGTTCTCCCTCATACCCGTAGATCGGTTGGTTGAACTCCGATTGCCAGCATTCCATGTTCAGGTTTACACCGTGACCATGTGCGAACCCGATCCAGAAAGCATAGTTGATTGCCTGGTAGTGATACTCGGTATTGCTGCTGAGTTCGCTACCATACAGGCTTATGTCCTTATAACCAAGATATATAGCCAATGCTAAAGCCAATGCAGGACTAGAGCGAAGGTATTTGTAAGGTACTAATTCCAAGACCCCTTCAAGCGGGTATCGAACCGAGTTAGGAACTCTTGGATCGAAATCCTGCATGAATATGCGCTTATCAGGTCCGTGGTCCTGCTGTAACCATCTCCAGTGATCCTTGTTTACCCAATTCGTTTCCGATGTGTAAACTTCTGGCGTGTGGATTTGTAAACTTGCATCCCATCTCTTATAAATCTCCGGCTTCTGTGGTGCTTCATTGAATAACCAGATTTCATAATTTGGGTCATCGTAGGGAGCATTTTCCCTGGTGTCGGGATGACTTCCTACGATTGCAAGGGGTCGCGGGGGTGTATCAACCACCCCCGCTTCCCATAAACCGGATACTAACTCGACGGGGAATCCATCGGGATTCGTTTCACCGGCATGATTCATTCACTACCCTTTCACTAGGCAGAAGCTGAAGCAGTAGCAGAGATATGCGTAGTCTGCTTATACCGCGCCTCAAGGATTGCACAGGCACTGATAACATACGCTTCCATCTGTGAAGCAGGCGATGGTGCAGCTTTGAAGCGTGCATAGCGGTAATCGTTAGCCGCCAGCGCATCTGGATCAACTTCTACCCAGACAGACATGTTGTCACTGTCATCTGCTCCTAATCCCACTCCGGTACTTGCCACAGTAGTGACAGCACCCCAGGTGTTAGCTCCAACCGCACCGGATTTCCGGTAACGATATTCGATAGCAGCTTCTGTGCCGCCTTCAGCAGTCGCACATTCAACGGTGATCACCATTTCATCTGTGGTGGTTGTTGATGTGATTGCCCCAAACATGATCAAGAAGGATGCCTTTTGAGCATTTCTCAGATCAACATAAGGACTTGTAATAGTTCCCGTTGTCCCTGCAACTGGTGCAACCAGCGGAACTATATTGTCATATCCTACAAATGGATTAGCCATTTCTTAAACTCCTTATCTCAATTTCCTTATACACTGGCAGCGGTCAATACAACATAAGGCGACAGGGTATTCCCTGCATCAAATGGTGTAAGTGTTGAGTTCCACAGTGGTTGTCCATCAATGCGATAGATAAAGCGGAACGCAGTCTCATCGCTGGTGAAGTTCACATGGATGCTGGATGCAGCCTGGATACCACCCTTGTTAATGGTCTGGTATTGGCTCAGTGATACCAACATCAAGTCACCACTTGTTCCAAGTGCCTTTGTATATTCGACCTCGATATATGGCGCACCATACAAAGAGAAGGCAGGATTAGCCTGTCCACCGGAGTTCATTGGCAGTAGGAATGGGAAGTTCCCAACGGTCAAATTGATCAGTTCCGGGAACACCGAAGGGTTCGCCAGCCAAACATAATCACTGACTCCTGACCAACGCCGCGCCCACATATTCGCAATATCGACCTGATCGACTTCGCTTGCATCAGCACGGGTTACGCTAACCAATGCAGGTGAGTTCATCAGCCCAAGCGGTTTACCAACGCCATTCCCGTTATAGATTGCATCTTCAACCTTGAAGCGCAGTTCTTCGGGAACGGTGCGGGATAACCAGCTCTCCAACGCAACGGCATCAGCGAGAAGCTCATCAGTCGCATAGCACAAAGCAGCGACTTTCTTGAGTTTCAATTCCATCTGCCGGAAGGTTGGTTTGCTTGCAGTAATCGTTCCAGCTTCAGCCATCCAGTAACCCTGGACGCCACCGAAGCGAGACCCATCTGCACGGCTTGACTCATCCACCGCGTTATACAGCATCGAGTTTGAGTTAGGCCCAATCGGGTCGCTCGCCACTCGGCGCAGGATTTCGCCAGTGTTGTACATTCGTTCAATGATGCCCCCGGCGATTTGTGGTGCCAACAGGTAGCCACCATCAGCAGGCACATTCTCACTCAGCCCGGTTGCCTTCAATGGGCGTAACCGGACATCTTCGTTACCAGGGTACAAGGCAGCATTCTTGACTGCCTGGAAATATTCCCCGGCACTCTCAAAAGGCTGATCCGCTTCATCCTTTGTCACTTTGACATCAGTTGGCGTAGCGGGTAAAGCCTTCATCGCTTCATCGACTCCACTTTTCACAGCTTCACCGATAAGCTCTTGCAGTTTATCCTCTGTGATTTCCATTGTCTCTACCTCTAATTCGTCTTTTCCTGACTCTGATTTGCCTTCTACCTCTGGCTCGATTTCTCCGTCTTGACCCCCACCTTCATCGGTGGCGCGATCATCCTTTGGTTCATCCTCCATAAGTGGTTGGACTTTAATTGACTTCAGCAATAGCACTTCATTTTGTGGTTCTGCTGGGGTCGGGGTTATTGAAGCATCCAGACCCAAAGGCCAGGATTTGATCCAGACCGCTTTGCCTGACGCTTCCTTTTCTACCAGGTGGGAAGCTGTGCCGGATGACCAGCCCATCTTTCCCTTTTCTGCCATCTCGTGTATGAATTGTTCGTATTCATCACGCATATTCAATTGGGTTTCAGCCCATACTCCGAAATCATCTACTCGAAGATCGGCCTTGCCCAGCTTTCTTCGTTTGAGAACGGGATCAAGCCCGTGATTATAGTAAACCGCTGAGAATGCAACGTCACCGAAATCGGTGTCTTTTGTAAAGAACTCGCCTTGCAGGTCTGGCTGGTCGTCACCTGAAAATCGTACCAAGTACCCGCCCAACTTTCCGTCGCCCAGGGCTTTGATAGTATCCCCGAAATAGACCAGTTCTTCATCTTCGCTTTCCTCGGTTTCAACAGACTTGATTTCCTCTTCTAGGATGTCTTCATCTTTTTCTTCCGGCATATTTCACCTCACAATAAAAAACGACAACTGAAACACAACAAAGAAGGAATACACCTTCTCGGTCGCTTTTCAGTTGTCGCCAATCAAATTAGCCAACCAACTCCATCAAGCTAAATCAATATTCAGTTGTTGAACATTATACCACATTATGCGCCAATGGCACGGCGCACAGCTTCAAACACGTACTCCTGGACTCGCTTGGTTTCTTCTTTGGCAACGGTTTCGACGGTCTTCCAACCGCGCTTTTCGTGGAACGATGCTTGCTTCTCACCCTGCACGAATGGGCCGTAACTGACGTTATTACCGACTACAGCCTCAAACTTGTGTTGGTCATATTTGGTAGTCCACTTCTTGCCGAGGTTCTCAGATGTTGGGTAACCTTTGACCGTACCATCTCGCCGCTTGTATTTTGTACCGAATCC